AAAATGAAAGCATTTATAATAACAATTTTTGACAATGAAGATAGTGTTGCTTATAGTAATAATGTTATTAAATCAATTAAAGAAACAAATTCTGATTTAGAACCTATTGTTTATCCTGCTGTTACTCCTCCAACAATGTGGAAAATTGATTGGACATGGCCCTGGCACAAAAAGAAAATTTGTGAAAAAACAAAATTATTATTAAAGCCGTACAAGACATATGATATGAATAAAAGAATTGCCGCGGCAGGTAGTCATTATAACTTATGGAAAAAATGTGTTGAATTAAATGAACCAATAATAATTTGTGAACACGATGCATACTTTACTAGAAAATTTACACCATTTGAGTTTGAAGGAGGTTGTTTAGGATTAAATGATCCAGCAAAAGCTACACCAAAAGCAGAACTTTTCCATGACACATTAAAAAATTTAGGAGAAGGAGTACACGATGCACCTTGGGTGATGAAAAAAGAAATACCGCAAGGAATGGCAGGCAATAGTACATTTATTATAAAACCTTGGGCCGCAAAAGAAATAATTAAAGCACAAGATGAAATTGGTTGGTGGCCAAATGATGCCGTAACTTGCAAACAACTTTTTCCATGGATTAAAGTCGTATATCCATACTATACTAGAGTACAAAACATCAAATCAACTACATCATTATAAAACTGGTTAATAAATATTGGTAGTCCAATGAAAATATTAATAACAGGTAATAAAGGTTTTATAGGTTCAGAACTTTCTAAAAGATTGGAAGAAAAAAATCATAAAATTTTTGGCATAGACATTAAAGTCGGAAAAAATATATTTACGGCAGAATTACCAGAAGTAGATTTAGTAATTCATTTAGCCGCTATAGGAGGAGTACGTGAATCAATGTCTGATCCTAAAAAATATTGGGATATGAACGTAGAAGGAACTAGAAAAATTTTAGAACATTATCAAAAAACAAGAGTGTTATATGCAGGTTCAAGTTCACAATATGAACCACATTTAAATCCATATGCCGCTACAAAAAATGTAATTGAATACATACCTCATCCTAATTCAGTGTGTATGAGATTTCATACAGTTTATTCTAAAACACCTAGATTTAATATGTTCTTTGACAAATTATTAAATGGAAAATTAGAATATGTTACTAATCATAAAAGAGATTTTATTCATGTAGAAGATTTGTGTAGTGCAATATTATGTATTATAGACAATCCATTTTTTAAAGGACCTCTTGATATAGGCACTGGACAAAATATTAGAATAAGAGATATAGCACCTAATTTACCTGTAAAAGAAATAACATTGGGAGAACGTGAAGAAACTTTAGCTGACCTTACTAAAATAAAATCTTTAGGATGGGAACCTAAATGGACAGTACAAAAATTTTTAAGCGAGGAGGGATTTGATATATGAAACAAGGAAAAATATGGGGACAAACAGAATTAATCCACGCAAATGGCGTATTAGAATTCCATAGAATAGATTTTAAAAAAGATGTAATGTGTTCAAAACACAGACACAAATATAAATGGAATGGTTTTTATGTTGTTTCAGGCAAGTTAATGATTAGAGTTTGGAAATCTGATCAAGGATTAGTAGATGAAACAATACTTAAAGCAGGAGATTGGACAAGAATTAAACCGGGTGAATATCATCAGTTTATAGGATTACAAGATGGCGTCGCTTTTGAATTATATTGGGCACAATTTGATCATGATGATATAGAAAGAGCAAACGCCGGTCAACGGGTTAATGAAGATATAAAATGAATAGATGGTATGCAGTAGATCACGATGATGCTATCCTAAAAAATTGGATGGCAGGAATCAAAAATGTAACAGGTCATCCAGACCCTAGTGCATATGACCATTGGGACAATATTAAATTAACACCAATAACTAATTCTGTATCTGTTAGAGGAATGACAAATCATAAAATTATTCATGAGTGTTGGAGAACTAAAAGACCTTTTTACTATGTTGATACAGGTTACATAGGTAATAATCAAAAAAGAAAAGAGTGGCATAGGGTAATTCGTAATAACGTACAACATCAAAAACTTATAGATGTTCCACCTAATAGATTAGTATCATTACAAGCGGCTTTTCCTGAACTTAAATGGAAGGGTTGGAGAAAAGATGGTAGAGCAATATTACTTGTAACACCTAGTCCTAAACCTTGTAGATTTTATAATGTAAATAGAGATAAATGGGTAGAAGATACTATTGAAACTTTAAAAAAATATACTGATAGAGAAATTATTGTTAGAGATAAAGTAGAAAGACGTAAAAGAGTTGGAGGAGGTCATATATTTTCTCAAATAAAAAATGATGACATTTATGCTTTAGTAACATATCAATCTATAGGAGCAATAGAAGGAATAATTGCAGGAGTTCCAGCATTTACAGGAGCACCTACAGCCGCTGATCCAGTTAGCAATCATGACCTAACAAATATTGAAAATCCAAAGTATTCAGATGAAGAAGAAATTTGGAAATGGCAAAAATGGTTAGCGTACTGTCAATATACTTCTGGGGAATTATCAAACGGCAATGCATTAAGAATTTTACGAGAAATGGAGTTAGAATAATGAAAAGAGTAGTTGCATATATGAAAGTTATTCCACCAGGAAACAAAAGTCCACAAAAGCCTTTAATTATAAAAAATTTTATAGAAGGTGTTAACGCAAGTGGAGATCAAGGATTAGTTTCTAATGGTTGGTCAATTATAGATGCAGATGTATCTGTTATTCAAGGCTATGTACATAAAAATTCAAAACAATCACGTCATTTACTTTTAAGAAAAAATGTTCATGCAAATCAAATTAAAAAAGGAAAAAGATGTTTAATTGTTGACAGTAGTTTATTTTTATGGGCAGATCCTAAACAAGAAAAAACATATTTAAGATATGGCTTTGACGGAATATTTCCTAATACAGCAGAATATTGTAATAAAGAACCAAACCCTAATAGATGGGAAATAATTAAAAAGAATCTTAATGTAGACCTTAAACCTTGGAAAACTACAAGTAGAGATGGCTTTATATTAATTTGTTGTCAGAGAGATGGCGGATGGAGTATGGAAGGTATGCCTGTTATGAATTGGTTAAGAGACGTTATGACTAAAATTAGAACGTATACTGATAGACGTGTTAAGATTAGATTCCACCCAGGTGATAAAAATACAGCAAGACACCAAGCAATGATTAGAGAATGGATAAAAGCACGAAACGTACAATTCCAAGGAGTAGAAGTTAGTTGGTCAAAAGATATTAGAGATGAGTATGCAGGAGCATATGCAGTTGTTGGACATAATTCAAGTCCTACTGTATCTAGTGTAATTGAAGGAATACCTACTTTTATAACTGATCCTGAACGAGCTCAATCGGCTCCAGTAACACATCATTCATTTGCAGAAATAGAAAAACCTAGAGATTTTGATAGAGAATTATGGGTTCGACAAATGGCGCAAGTACATTGGACGTTAGATGAATTAAAAGATGGTACTGCTTGGAAACATTTAAGAAAGTGGGTTAAATGAAAAACTACAAAGTAGTAACTACCTTTCATCAAAAAGGAATGGATTTGTATGGGCAAAGATTTATAGATTCTTTTAATAAAAATGTAGATAAAAGTATACGACTAGAAATATTTGCAGAAAATTGTAATCCACAAGGAGATGAAAGAACTACAATTCATAATAGTAACGTTATTACTAAACTAATAGCTTTTAAAAATAAATGGAAAGATGTTCCTAAAGCAAATGGTATATGTCCTTTTCCTGAAAAGCGTCCACGAGATCATCATAAAAAATTTAAATGGGACGCAATAAGATTTGCAAATAAAGTTTATTCTATATTACATAGTGCAGAAGATGAAAACACAGATTGGTTAATATGGATGGACGCTGATATTGTTGTACATAGTCAATGGCCACTTCAAGACTTTACAAAATTATTTCCTGATACAAGATGGTTAACATTTGTTGGAAGAGGAAGAGGAGCTCAAACATGGCCCGAGTGTGGATTTTATGGAATGAATTTAAAACATCCTTCTTGTAAAAAGTTTTTAAAAGATTTTGAACGTGTATATGAAGATGCCGAAAAAGGTATATTTTTATTATCTGAATGGCACGACTCATATGTGTTTGGACAACTATTAAAAAGTGCAAGACTGCAAGATGCAGATGTACTAGATTATAGCGAAAACATATACAATAGGACCGCAAAGACGGGCGGAGGCGGGCATCCTTTCATCAACTGCGTACTAGGTACCTGGCTAGATCATTTAAAAGGAGATTCTCGAAAACAAAAAGGAACTAGTTTAAAAACAGATTTAATGATCGGTCGTAATGAAGAATATTGGAAAAATATATGAAATTTAGTGTGTTTACAGATTTTGGTTCTTTAAATAGTGTTCCAGTTTTTAATGCAGTAATAAAAGGTTTATTAAAATTAGAACATGAAGTAGTTGTAAACTCTTTAGATGCCGATGTGGCTGTTATATGGTCATTACTATGGCACGGAAGAATGGAACCTAATAAAAGAATATGGAAGGAATTTCATCAACAAAATAAAAAAGTATTAGTAATAGAAGTAGGAAATATTAAAAGAAATATTACTTGGAAAGTTGGCATAGATGGAATAAATCGAAAAGCAGACTTTGGTCAAATGGATAATGGTCCTGACAGAGCAAATAAATTTAATTTAAAATATAGTCCTTGGAGGACCGCTGGTGATCATATATTAATATGTTCCCAACATGACAAAAGTGAACAATGGAAAGATATGCCACCATTAAATCAGTATTTGCATGAAACCATTGATAAAATTAGAGAACATTCAAAAAGAAAAATAATAATAAGAACTCATCCTAGATGTCCTGTACAATTAAATTTAAAACACGAAAGTCAAGTAGGAATGCAAGTACCTAAACAAATTAAAGACAGTTATGATGACTTCGACTTTGATCTAACAAATTGTTGGGCAGTAGTTAGTGAAAGTAGTAACCCAGGTATTATAGCAGTTCTTAATGGAATACCAGCATTTGTAGGTAAAGACAGTCTTGCATATGACGTAGGAAATACTGATTTGTCCCACATAGAAGACCCAAAAATGCCCGACAGGCAACAATGGCTCCAAGATTATGCATATACGGAGTGGACTACAGAAGAAATAGCGGAAGGATTACCATTTTCTAGATTGACTTTTTGATAATACCAAAGTATAATATAAGGTATGCAAAAAATCTCAATAGAAGCTTGTTTGGAAATGATGGTAGGCTTGAGTGATAAGCCAGTTAATCCACCATTTATTTTGCTACCTAAAGACAGAAAAATATTAACTGACATTGCCAAAAAAGTTTATAGAGGTACTGCTTTAACTGATAGACAGTACGCAACTGTAAAAAGAGTCCTTAGAACTAACTACTCTACACAATTTAAAAATAGAGATGTTGATATCATTGCATCATCAACTATATTACGTAAACCACTAAGACAAATAGATAGAAGTTCTTATATTAAAATTGGAAATTATAAAGAATTCGTTTACGATCCTTTTAGTTATTATGCATATCAACCAAATCATAAAGTTCTTATAGTAAGATTTCCTTTTAATGTTATGTATAGCAAACTTATGGGGGAAGTTAGAAAATGTTTTCCTTTTTATAGAACTCATAAACAAAAAGATAAAAACAAATATATTCTTCCTTATAATGAACGTTTAGCTCATAAAGTAGTAGATAAGTTTAAAGGCAAAATAACAGATATAGATCCAACATTATTAGAGATTCATGAAAAGTGTGAATACTTTTATAATAATAAACAAGAATTTCTACCAGGAATTTATGATTTCAAAATCAAAAATTGTTTACCAAAAACGTCTGAACACTATGTAAATAAGTTTGGGCAACCAAGTCCTAGTAACTTATTTTTATTTAAAGATAGAAGTGAATATTTGGGATTGAAATATTTTAGTGGACTACATTTAGAACACTCATTAGCCGATCAAGATGAGTTTACTAAAAGACTTGTTAAACGTAAAGCATCTGTAGTTGTTGTTGAAAAGAAAAAATGGGAACTAAAACAAGTAATAAAAACAATGTTTGATTTAAAAAGAATTCCTTTATTGGTAGTATTACCAGTATTTCCAAAAAAAGATCCTGCTGAATCTTTGGAAGCATCACATAAAATTTTTAAAAACTATGTAGATAATAAAGACATTTCGGTATTGTTTAGATTGGAAAACATGGAATCTGGTATCAAGTTTAACGAATATGTTCGTGAAAATGGACTTAATAATAAACTTGCAAATAATACAAAAATAGTGTACATTAATAATAAGAAGATTCCAAAACCTTTATTAAGATTTAATTGGGAACCGGAAGGCGTATTATGTCTTGATACTACAAGGAATTACAGCAAAGTAAATTCTTTTGAAGAAGAATTTGATTTAGTTGTTCAATATGCTACTGAAGACCATAGCCCTTGGAATCCATATTTTGTTATGGAAAATATATGAGTTGTAAAATAGTAATCAACGACGAAGTCAATGTAAAAATTGAAGGGCTACCTGTTGATGTACGAAGAAAAATAGCAAATAGTTTAAAATGGGAAGTTCCATACGCAAGATACTTGCCTCAATATAAATTAGGAAGATGGGATGGTAAGATTGGTTTCTTTGGTTTAGGTGGTAGTGGTTTTGTTAATCATTTAGATAAAATTTTAGAATTACTTAATAAACAAGGTGTTGAAGTAGGCTCAATAGAAGATAAAAGAAAGAAATATGATTTAAAATTTCAACCTATTGACAAAAATTATTTTGGAAATAAAACATGGCCCAAAGGTCACATTTGTGAAGGACAAGAAATTGTACTTCGTGATTATCAAGTAGATGTTGTTAATAATTTTATAAAGCAACCACAATCATTACAAGAAGTTGCCACTGGTGCAGGGAAAACAATTGTTACTGCTTGTTTATCTAGTTTATGTGAAAGACTAGGACGAACTGTTGTAATAGTACCCAATAAAAGTTTAGTTACACAAACAGAAGAAGATTATATTAATGTAGGTCTAGACGTTGGAGTATACTTTGGTGATAGAAAAGAACTTGGAAAAACACACACAATTTGTACGTGGCAATCTTTAAATGTTTTAGATAAAAAAGCAAAAGCTGGACAATCAACATTATCCTTAACTGAATTTTTAAGTGGTGTACAAACATTAATAATAGATGAAGTACACCAAGCAAAAGCAGATGTTTTAAAAAAATTACTAACACATCATTTAAAAAATTCTCCAGTAAGATGGGGATTAACAGGAACAATTCCAAAAGAACAATTTGAATTTCAAAGTTTATTAGTTGCTATAGGTCCTGTTATTAATCAAATATCTGCAAAAGAATTACAAGATAAAGGTATATTATCTAAATGTCACGTTAATGTAGTACAATTAGTTGACACATTAGTACATAGAACATACCAAGAAGAATTAAGTTATTTGGTTACAACTCAAGATCGATTAGAATACATAGCAAAATTAATAGGCAAAATAAAGGAAACAGGCAACACACTTATATTAGTAGATAGATTAAAGGCAGGAGAAAAATTACAACAAATAATTCCTAATAGTGTTTTTATTAAAGGCGAAACAAAATTGCAAGATAGAAAAGAACAATATGATGAAATTTCTAGTGCAAATAATAAAATAATAATTGCAACATATGGTGTTGCATCTATTGGAATTAATATACCTAGAATATTTAATTTAGTATTAATAGAGGCAGGTAAATCATTTATAAGGGTAATACAGTCAATAGGTCGTGGCATAAGAAAGGCAAAAGATAAAGACTTTGTTCAAATATGGGACATAACATCTACTTGTAAGTTTGCTAAAAGGCATCTTACACGAAGAAAGAAATTTTATAAAGAGGCTAACTATCCATTTACTATAGAAAAAGTACAATGGAATTAGCACAGAAAGAAAGAAATGAGAATATTAACATTAGAAAACGAAACTTTTTTACTGAATAAATTACCAGAACACGTATCAGATGATATGTGTTTTTCGGTTTTAGATAATAGCAATCCTAAGGAACCCGATTTCTTTTTTATTCCTTTAATTTATATAGAAAGTTTTAGTAGTCCTGCTGTTGTTTTAGACATCGGAGGAAATGAATTAATAATGCCTTTAGATTGGAGTATAGGTGTAGGCGATAAAGAAGATAGTACTTTTGTAGAAGTTGTTCCTTTAACTAGTATTACGGATAGAGGTTTTCAAGCATTTTTGTTTAATCCTTTAAATGGATTTAAAGCAGAATTTATGGAAGTTAAAGTATTAAATTTTTATAATGATATTAAATGGTATTTCCCTAAAGTAAAAAATAATCAATTAATATCTACGCCTATTACAACAGGTAAAAAAGAACCTTTGTGTGCATTTTTTGTTAAAGATATATCAAGACAATGTGAAACTATTGAATATGGATTGTTATTATAATGGGTAGACATAGTAAACAAGAACCTCAAACTAAAGGTATGAACATGGATGTTCAATACGAAAAAGGTAAGGCGTGGGACGGACAAAGTCGTCCATCTGATGATGCATATAGGAAAGGATACAATGCTATTAACTGGAACAACAAAAAAAATGTCAAAAAGAAAAAGAGAAAACCTAAAAAAAATAAAAAGAACTCTTAAAAACGGACTTATAATTAAAGCACCTGTGTTAAGAATACCAACAGGAAAAGGTAAGAAATTGACAAACGTTTGGTTATCGCAAGATTACATACCAGAACTTTTAAAAATAATTAAGAAGAAAAAATTGTCTTTAAAAAATATAACAACAATGGATGAAGGTCATATTAAAATTACTTTTCATGATCCTAGACACGCAACATTATTTGGATTACATTATGAAAAAATCTAGAAAACTTACAAAAAAAGAAGTAATAGCTAAAAAATTAGGAATAGAATATATTTACGAATCGCCAGATGGTGGAGAAACTGTATATCAACGTGAAGTAGGAAATTATACTGCCGAAAGACAAATAGTATCCAAAAGTGAGAAAGCACACATAGAAGAAGAGTTCAAAAGACGTAATCATTACATTACACCAGAAGCAGTTAAGCTATGTTGGAAACATAGAGGATTGCAAAAGGCGTGGGAAAAGTATATAATGTTATTGGAATTATATGGTCATAGTGAAGAATAAATTGCCGTTGAAGGATATCCTTGCGGCTATAGATATGAATGCTAAAAACATTTGGAATGAATTTTCCGATGATGAACAAAAGCAAGTAGGCTTTTATATATTGAATAGATATGCAAGTTCAGTAGTAGGTAAAAAAGAAGATAAAGAATTAACTATTCTAAAAACAAATGAATATTATAATAAAAACTTTTTTACTTTATCTAAACATAAAAAATTATTATGGTATTTGTTATGTATGACTGCAAGTGAAAAGAAAAAAATAACATTTCATCCATGGATAGGCTATAAACATAAAGAATATGGTAGTAAATCAAAGGCGGTTAAGTTTTTAAAAAATTTATATCCTACTAAAAAAGAAGATGAAATAACATTATTAGCAACAATAAATTCTGCTAAAGAATTAAAAACATTAGCACAAGACTTTGGTATGTCAAAAGAAGAGGTTAAAAAAGTACTATGATAGAAAAGTTGCATTCTTGTAAACATTGTAACGCAAAGTTTACTAGAGAAAAAACTTTAGCTGTCCATATGTGCGAACAAAAAAGAAGATTTTTACAAAAGGATGAAAGGAGAGTTCAACTAGGATATCAAACTTTTATTAGATTTTATCAATTGTGTCAAAAAATGGAAAAAGAAAAAACATACGAAGAATTTTGTAAGAGCCCATACTATACAGCATTTGTTAAGTTTGGGAGTTTTTTGAGTAATGTTAAACCTTTATATCCACACAAATATATTGACTATGTCGTTACTAGTGGAGTAAAGTTAGATCATTGGTGTAGAGAAGAATTATATGAAAAGTATTCTATAAATTTAATTTTAAAAGAAACAATGGAAACAGCAGTGGAACGTTCTATTAAATCTATGATGGATTGGGCAGAAGAAAAAGAAGCACCATGGCACGATTACTTTAAGTATGCAAGTTTGAATAGAGCTACACAAGATATTAGAGATGGAAAAATTTCACCATGGTTAGTATTAAATTGTAAAACAGGTAAGGAAATGTTAGGAAAATTTAATGATGAACAATTACAAATTATAAGTGGTATAATGGATCCTAGACATTGGGCAGTAAGGTTTCAAAGAGTACCAGCAGATGTAGAAATAGTAAAAAATATTACCAAGGAGGCAAACTTATAATGAAAGATATAGAAATAAAAATGGAAACGTTTAAGAACAAAGATGTAGACTTTCTTGAAGTACAAAAGCACGTTATTAATTTATTTGAATCTGAACAAATTACTATAGAAGGTAAAACTTGTGAAGATATTTCAGATTTATTATATATGAACATTTCAAGAAGATGGAACGGAAGAGATATTACTATTGAAATAACTGATGAAAGTAAATGTGGTTGTGCGATGTTATATCCTAAAGATCCTAAAATTGTATTAAACCCAAATCAAAGAAATATTATTGTTAGATGCCAGATATAGATATAGACTTTGCAGATAGATCAATTTTGTTAAACAAAATTAAACACAGAATTGCTAAATTAGATTCCGGTAAAAAACATAATACTGGAGTTTACTTTACAGAAGTACCTCACGATCCAATAAACAATTTGTGTACAATTGATTATGAAAAAGCAGAACAAAGAGGATATTTTAAAATAGATTGTTTGAACGTTAGCATTTATAAAGACATTAAAGATGAAAACCATCTTAATAAATTAATAACTACTGAACCATTATGGGAATTATTAGAAGCAAAAGAATTTGTAGATCAAATTTTTCATATAAATGGACACGTAGAAATATTAAAAAAACTTAAACCTATAAACATAGAACAATTAGCGGCTGTATTGGCAATAATTAGACCAGCTAAAAGATATTTGCTTAACAAAACTTGGGACGAAATATTAAAAAACGTTTGGGTTAAACCAACAAATGGCAGTTACTTTTTTAAAAAATCCCACGCAACTTCATATGCAATGGCAGTAATTGTACATATGAATCTTTTATGTGAACAATTAAAAGGAAATAATGTCAAAGAGTCATAAAAAAAGAAGTTTAATTAAAACTCTTACATGGAGAATTATAGCAACTTCAGATACGTTTTTAATAAGTTGGATTATTACAGGTGCGGCAACTTTAGCAGGTGCTATTGCAGGTATAGAAATTGTAACAAAAATGTTTTTATATTACCTACACGAAAGAGGTTGGAATAAAATTAAATGGGCAAAACAAGTTAATGAAGGACATACAACACTTCTTCCTTTCTACTGTTATTTTTCCTGCTTTAAACAGTACTATGATGCACCAGAACATAGTCAAATTCATAAAAAAGAAGCTAAAGAGGATTAATTTTTTCTTTAGAATAACAAGGTCCGTTTAAAATATTTTTATACCAAAACAAATTAGATTGCCAATCTTTTATTGCTTTTCCAGAAAATAAATCTTCATCCTCTAGTTTCAAACCACAATTAGGACAACCACCTTGTTCTTTTGTTTCTACCCAATAAGGTTCATGATATATAGGAAGTTCTGTATCTTTATTAGTACATTTTTCGTGCCACCAGACAGTTCTGCCACTTATAGCATACCACACTAACCTTGTTTCATCGGTCCAGTTATACATCACTGATTGATTTTTCTGATTACTTCTTTAGGTTTTCTAACTAGTTGAACTGATCTTCTTTTTGTTCTTTTTACAGCAAGATTATTTAAATTTGTGACATGGCCCATTTTTACTGTAACATCTTTAGTATTCATTATCATTAAAATTTCCCTATAATTTTGCATTTCTTTTCTTAAAAATATTCCAATAGGGATCATTCTATTAGACTCCCACCACCAGGTTTTACACAAGGCTACAAAATCAGCTTTCTGACTATCGCCCTTTAGGTCCTGATAGATGTATATACTAGTGATTGCGTGGTCTTGATTGTTGATTACACCCACATATTCCTTGCCGCCATACTCTACTACACTTATGAAGGGAAAATCTTTCTCTATGTCTTCTTTTAGCATTCTTTTTTCTAATAAATACGTTATATTGTTACTAATTGATGGTGTATTATGCAACTTATACGAAGATATTTATTAAATAATAGAATAGTGCTTACTGCGAATTTGGCAGGGCAAGTTACGAGGTATAGATCCGTGTATCAAAGAAATATAAACGTTTACAGAAATATAGACAATGTTCTTCAGTTTGAAGTTAAAAATGCTGACGAAAAAGCTGTAAGTATCCTTAATACATACACACCTAAGTTTAAAATGTGGGATGAAAACGATACTTTAGTTGCTGAAAAAGATGGAACTATTATAGAAACATCTACACCAAGCAAAGTAGGACAATTTACTATAACATTGACTGAAAACGATTTACTAAATCTTAAACAACAATATATGAGTTATAGTGTTTATTTGTATCATACAAATGATGCTAAAAACGTTTTAACTTATCCTAATTCACACTTTGGAAGTCAAGGAACAATATATCTTAATACTAGCAACTTTCCTGGACCTAAAGTATCGCATGAAGTTAAAACATTTATTGAAGATACACAAGACAATACAATATATAATTCAGAAACAATTACAGCCGATCCGGCAATAAACGGAAATATAGCTTTACATACTGCGGCATATTATACTACAGATGCAGTTGGAACATTAACAGTACAAGGTACTTTAGATGCTCAAATAGGTGCAGGTACAAATTGGGCAGATGTAGCCACAACCAATTTAACTGCTAGTGACACTCTTCAATATGTTAATTTCAATGGCGTATATCAACACTTAAGATTCAGACACCAAATAACTGCTGGTACTATAGACAAAATATTAGTTCGAAATTAATTGACTTTTCATTAAAATTATTTTATAATGCATATATGAATATTGTATATGACGCATTATTAATTCACTTACCCCAAAAAAGAAAACAAACACCTAGCGGATGGCTATCTTTTAATGCACCTTGTTGTCAGCATATGGGAACATCTGCTGATACTAGACAACGAGGAGGCTTAATTGGTAGTGTTGATGAGGGTGTAAGTTTCCATTGTTTCAATTGTGGTTTTAAAGCAAGTTGGAGAGTTGGTAGAAATTTATCATATAAAATGAAAAGGTTTATGAGATGGCTTAATATGCCAGATGAACAAATTACTAAATTAGCATTAGCAGTTCTACAAATTAAAACAGATACAGTAGGATATCAAGCAATAACACAATTACCAAAATTTAAAAATAAAGAGCTTCCTGAAGGTGCAAAACCTTTACATGAATGTAAATTTAGTCTAAATTTACATAAATGGGAAGAACAAGACAAATACTTTTATCAAGTTTTAGAATATGTAGACAAAAGAAGTCTAAAGTTAGATGATTATGAGTTTCATTGGGCTAAAGGTAGTGGTTATAGAGATAGATTAATTATTCCTTTCTATTATCAATCTCGTATAGTAGGCTATACTGCTAGAAGAGTTACTGATTCAAATAAAGTAAAATATCTATCTGAACAACAACCAGGGTATGTTTTTAACATAGATGCCCAAGATGATGATAGAAAATTTGTAATTGCAGTAGAAGGACCTATAGATGCTATTACTATAGATAGTGTAGCATTGTTAGGAAGTGAAGTTAAAGATCAACAAGGAATTTTATTAAACAGTTTAGGTAAGCACGTCATAGTAGTACCTGACAGAGATGAGGCTGGACAAAAGTTAGTTCATGATGCTATAAATTTAGGCTGGAGCGTGAGTATGCCCGAGTGGGATCATGATATTAAAGATATTTCTGACGCCGTTGGTAAATACGGACGACTACATACTTTGTATGCAATCATAAAAAACGCACAGGAATCACAATTGAAGATAAAGTTAAGGATGAAAAAATGGTTTATATAAAAAAGTTCTTTTCGTTCTTATTTTCTCCTATTACAAAATATCTGGAACACAGAAAGTACAAGAAGAAAGTTAAAGAACTACAGAAAAGAGATCCATTTATATACAAATAAGATATGATAATATGGGGAATAACAGGCAATAGTCACGATGCAAGTTTATCCGTGATGAAGTGGAGTCCGAATGGCTTAACGGATCATTACAAACTTAAACTACTTTGGGCAGGACTGTCTAGAGATTTTAGTGGTAAACCAGGCGATCCAAGTTTAAGTGGTAAGATGTTAGCTTATGTTAGATCAAATCCTAGATGGGCTTTCCCGGCAAAAATTGTTTGGTATGAAAAACCTTTTCTAAAAAGTTTACGACAATTATACGCAGGGCAAGGATTTCTGTTTCAAGAAAATAATATTAAAAAATATCTAGCTAAAGCAGGTATACATAAAGTTCCAATCGAATATGCAAAACATCATCATAGCCATGCGGCATATGGATATTTTACAGCACCTTTCTTTGAAAGAAATGCCGCAATAGTTGTATTAGATAGCATAGGAGAATTTCAAACATTTACTATATGGCATGGTAAAAGAGAGAAAATAAAACAAGTATACTCTCAAAGATATCCGCATAGTGTTGGATTATTTTATAGTGCAATGACACAACGATTAGGATTTAAACCAAACGCAGAAGAATATAAAACAGAAGAACTTGCTAAAAAAGGCAACTGGAGAGTTCATTACAGAAAGTTTATGGAAGAATTAGTTCATACTAGAATGCCTTTTAAATTAAGAGAAAACTTACATCGAGGAGCTAATTGGTGGAGACCTGAATTTAATTCAGAAGAAGATTTAGCCAACATAGCCGCAACTACTCAACATATTTTTGAATTGATTTTAGTTAGTATTAGTGGTTGGTGCCAAACAAATATTAAAGCTGATAATGTAGTTTTTGTAGGTGGTTGTGCATTAAACAAAACTGCTATTAATAAACTACGACATATATGGGATGACATTTGGATTCCACCAAATCCAGGTGATCCAGGTTCTTGTATTGGTTCTGTTTTAACAAAATATCCAAAACACCTTGACTTTAATCCTGATGTATGGTACAATAAGAACAATGGAAAAATCAAGACAAAATAAAGACTACGGATACGACATCCAAAAAGTTTATCTAGAAATGATGTTAGGAAATGCAGAAGCATTTGTTAGATGTCAATCTATATTTGATCACAATTTATTTGATAGAAAATTACAAAGTACGGCAGATTATCTTAACAAATATGTTGCTGAACATAATGCATTACCAACACCAGATATGATTAATGCAAATTGTAAAACAGATTTAAAAATACCTGAAGGTCTTCACGAATCCCATTATGATTGGTTATTAGGTGACTTTGAAACATTTGTTAGACATAAAAGTCTTGAAAGAGCTATATTAAAATCTGCAGATATGTTAGAAAAAGGTGACTATGGTCCAGTTGAAGACTTGGTTAAAAAGGCAGTACAAATAGGATTGCACAAAGATTTAGGTACAGATTATTTTAAAGATCCAAAAGAAAGATTAATGAAATTAAAAGATCAAGCAGGTCAAGTTAGCACAGGCTGGTCAACATTAGATAGAAAACTATTTGGTGGATTTAATAAAGGTGAACTTAATATATTTGCAGGAGGATCTGGTGCAGGTAAATCTTTATTCCTTACAAATTTAGGTTGTAACTGGACGTTAGCAGGATTGAATATTTTATATGTTAGCTTTGAATTAAGTGAAGAATTAATATCAATGAGAATAGATAGTATGCTTACTGACATTCCTACAAAGAAAATTTTTAAAGAATTAGATGGTGTTGAAATGAAAGTAAGAATACTTGGTAAGAAATCTGGTAAATTCCAAATTAAGTATATGCCAAGTGGCAAAAATGCAAATGATTTAAGATCATTTATTAAAGAATATGAAATTAAAACACAAAGTAAAGTTGATGTATTGTTAGTTGATTACCTTGATTTGATGATGCCAATATCTAAAAAAGTATCTCCAAGTGATTTATTTGTTAAAGATAAGTTTGTATCAGAAGAATTAAGAAATTTATCAATGGAATTAGGAATTATATTTGTAACTGCATCACAATTGAACAGAGGTTCAGTTGAAGAAATAGAATTTGATCACTCACATATAGCAGGCGGTATTAGTAAAATACAAACTGCTGATAATGTATTTGGTATATTCACTAGTAGAGCAATGAGAGAACGTGGAAGATATCAAATACAATTAATGAAAACTAGATCATCTAGTGGTATTGGTAGTAAAATAGATTTAGAATTTGATATAGATTCATTAAGAATTAGAGATTTAATTGAAGATGAAGATGCTCAAAAATATGATAAACGAGTAGGACAAGTATACAATACATTAAAGAAAACTTCATCAGAGCAACCAGAAACAGCAGTTGATCCTAGCAAAGGTACTAGAATACCACAAGCTAAAACAGAAGGCGATTCTACTAAATTGCGAGAGTTTTTATCTAATCTAGACAAAGAGTAATAATGAGATTATATAAAAACAAAAGATCCAATATACATAGGAATGGCTTGTCTGCCTCTACTAATATTAAAAAAGGTCAAAGAATTATCCAGTATAAAGGAAAGAAAATTAGTCACGATAAAGCAGAAACAGATCCAAAGTATGATAACGATAAAGAGATTTACTTGTTTAATTTAAACAAACAGTACGATCTTGATGGTGATTTTAAATTTAATACTGCTCGATTAATAAATCATTCCTGTAATCCTAACTGTGAAGTTTTTGATTATAACAGACAATTATGGATTTTTGCTATAAAGAATATTAAAAAAGATGAAGAGTTAACTTATGATTATGGGTTTAGTTTTGATAAAACAGACTACAAACAATACCTTTGTAAGTGTGGATCATCTAATTGCGTAGGTTATATTGTTCGAAAAGGATCAAGGTGGCGAATAAGCCGCGAAGCGGTCATCCGCCAGAAAGTAAGCAGTCGCGAAGCGACGCGATAGCATTCGGTAAACAGATTTTATATAATTTTTCTTTTGACGCCTTTACGTTTAACGTCTAATGTACTACAATGTATTCCACCATCCCAATACAAATAATGGCGTTGCTCCACTACGTGGCAATCAATGTGTAAGGATTTTAGTTTTTCAAATAGTTTAGGTATGTGTCTTGCAAACACAATATTGTTTCTATCTAATATTAATACGTTTAAATCAAAACAAACTTCTTGATTATACCCTCTCCAGTTCTCTAAATACTTGTCTAACCAGGCAACATCCATTTTATCTCGTGCTTTAGCATAGTCTTGAATATATCTATTCATGTTTAATGGGGGCAAACAATCACTTACATCTAATAACTTTTTGTTATGCAAACACTTAGGCAACCAATCCATACCAGCATGAATAACTGTTTCATCATCTACCATAATAAAGCCATGGTCAATGTGTCCAAACTCTTTAACCCGTGTCCCTTCATTAGTAATAAATCTATATTCAGGTAACTCACGCTTACACCATTCTAATCCAGTTTGACTTCCAGGACCTTGTGTATTAACAATAAATGCATCGCCCGCCTTAAACATTGTAGCCATATGCCACAATACTCTATCAGATAATTTCTCTACATACGTTTTGTCATTCATAAACCATTCGTCTGTAGTATTCAAATCCATAAGCATAGGGGCAGGTTGGCTTATCCAACGGTGGCCTTCACGGAATAATTTTTCAAATATTTCATAATAGCTAATAGCATCAAAGTATCTGTCTGTATAACTTGTATAAGATTGGATAACGGTATTACCCATAACCATATACTGATCTCTTGGTACGATTGGTGCAATTGGTACATCTATACTAAACTGTGGCATTTTTACTGCATCATATTTGTATACAGTAGGACGAGTTACTTCAACACCGCCTTTTGTAAGGAAGTCTGCTAACGCATCTAAATCCTGTTTAGTTTCTTCTAGGATATGATTAAATTGATTAATGTTGCCTTTAGTCAACAAATGATCCACGTCTCCAGGAGAGTACGTGTCTCCTACAATTACAGATTCTAATGGATCATATTCTGTGTAAATCATGCGAAATCTTTCTTTCTAAGGAACATAATTACCATCTTTCGAACAATATCTTTGTTTTCAAATTTAGTAACTACGTGAACAACGTCATGTGGATTTATAATACCAACATTATCTGAAGGTAATACCCATTGACCGTGTATATCGTTTTCATGTTGTTTTGCTAAAAACAAACCTCCATCGTGTACGTCAAAATTTCTTCCGAAGTACAAAATTACACCGCCAAGTTCAAGTTCGTCTAAACTATCACGATGCCATCTAGCATGATAAGGAGGTCTTGATTCGACAATATACAAACTCATTATATCGTTAGGTGTTACAGATTGTTTGATGTAATTTTTATTTTTAAGTACATCGAGCCACCAATGCTGAAACTCTTTAGTAGTTAAAGTGTAAGCACTGTTGTCAAAGCCTTGTATAGCATTATCATCATTGTAATGAGCTTTGCCCTCTTCTTTCACAGTACACTCAGCTACAAGGTTAATTAACTCTTTGTACTGATCAGCATCTAAAAAATTTTCAATAACATCCATCATAGTGTAATAAGCTCTTTTCTCAACACTTCAAAATACATTTCATCAGCATTTAATGGTATCATATACAGAGATTGGAATCTAACTTTTCTAACCATAAAGAATGTTCCAAAATTATTTAGAATTTCAAAACCACAATCTGTAAAAGTCTTTTCTGCTCTTGCTACAAGTCCAGGAATTTCCATAGGAGCCTTTTCATTTTGTAATGCATCTACAAAGTTTTTATAAACTTCTTCGCTTAAAAAGTTATCTACTATTTTCATTTTATTTGTTCCTTTAAAACATCAAAGTATTCATCTGTAGCACTAATAGGGATAATAAAAAACTGTCTATCCTCTTTTCGCTTAACGTCAAAGATTAATCCAAAGTGTCCTACAATGTCATATCCAGCTTCTTTAAAAATAAATGTTGCCCGTTCTTTCAATGTGTAATGTAATTCAAATGGCATTTCTTCGTGCAACAAGTCTATATATTTTAGGGTACTGAGGATCCCTGCTTGGCTAAAATTGTATGTAAATCCATGTTCCCAATCAAAATTATCGGGTAACACTTCATCTATTCGTGGGCCATACATAGTAGCACTCAACGGAAAAAAGCCTGCTGTTATGGCTTTACCCATCGTGAATATATCGGGCTTGACAGGCAATTTATACCATCCGACAAAACTGCCTGTCTTACCTCCCCCTATAAAGATGTCATCAAGTATTAACACAACTCCTTGTTTTTGAAGTTGAGTTAACTTGTTCCAAAATTGTTCAGTGTTGGGTTGCAACGTCTGACTATAAGAACAAGTTTCTACAATGATACACATCACTTCGCTCCAATCGATGCTGGAGGTATTGAAGTCCTTTTTTAATCTGATGACTTGGTCATACGGTTTAAGCGTATAAAAAGGATCACCAAACAAACCGTCTCCCAGGTTATAATTTAAAAATGTACTACCGTGGTAACTGTTTTCAAAGCACACAATCTTTGTGCGTTTGTTTTGTCCTACAATTTTTTGATATGCTGAAGCTAATTTAATTGCTCCTTCGTTAGCGTCACTGCCACTTAATGCAAATATACTTTTATATCCACACATTTGAAACAGTTGATCCGCTAACATATAACTGGAATCATTCAAATATAAATTTTCGTTTCTTACAATACTTTCTGCTATTTCGGGTTTTATTTGCATATTTTTGTGGACGTAATCTAATATGTCTGGTCTATTAAACCCTAATAAAAAACAACCATAGTGCAACAAAGGATCAATAATTTTTTTATTATCTTTAATATAGCCGTACTGCCAATGCGGCTTGGCTACATTAGTTAATTGTTGTGGCCCGGGTATTAATCCTTTTAAATGTTTCACTTATTCTATTCTATTCTTATTTCTATTTGGTCGTATGTTATATTGTTGTTTCCTTCAAATACTTTTTTTGATTCTAATTTAATGTCAATAGGTTGTTGTGCAATTATAGGATGAGCTAAATTTACTTGTTTAAAATCTCCTTTATGAAATTCTTTATCCAACATAGATACATTATCATTAATTTGCAACTTAACATAATAATCTTCTATTAAATTTTCACTTCCTCCTACAAAGTTTTTTCTATCAATCATTGTATTAATAACATTAGTAGCTGGGTCAATTGTAAATTTAACAATAACCTTTTCATTACTAGCATTAAATTTTATATCATAATCTAACACCAATTTACTTGGCGAATCATCTGACATTTCCACTTGTTTGCTTTCTGTAATTGGCAACAGTTCTTCTGCATCGTTTATATTTTTGAATACAACATTGTTATTAAATGAAATATTCAAGTTGTTTTCGTACCCGTGATCTGCCTTGGAAAAATATCTTTTTCCATCTTCTTTAGGGCACGTAAGTCTTATCGTTCTATTCATATACTACCTCCTTAAAAAGTTCTAGAGCTTCATTAAAACTTAAATGTTCTCCTGTATTATTTAATATTGTAAATGATAATGTCCACCTACTTTGACCAGCATCAGGGTTATATGTGTCATGCAATTGACCTACGTTCATTAAACTAGGTTTATCTATAACTGCTTCATGTACTAAATCTAAATCTTCTTTATTAGCACTATAGCACTTATAACAGTCTATATCAGGTACGACACCAGCTTCTTCTAACCCTTTATTAATTCCTGTCGTATCATGTACAATTTCTTTCAACTTACTTTCATCTTTAACTCTCCACCAACGTGTAACACTATTTCTAGGACCCCAAGTAAAATTAATTTTACAAGCGTCTTTTATGTCTGGTTTAATTGTTGTATCATTATGAACTGGAATACTACCATTTGTTTTTGTAAAAAATCCTTCTACTACATTACTAACTTTTAAATTATATTTGCTTAACCAGTCTATAAAATCTTGTTGTATAACATCTTTACCCATATATGTTATAAAATTATTTTCTAAATCTTTTTCAAACATTTTAGGTTTGTTTACTTGTTTAATATTTAAATATCTATGATACTTGTTCATTTTATTTTATAGTCCACCTAACACCTTGTGTAAATGTAGAATTTTTATTTGTACTACTATAACCATATTCTTCTATTTCTAAAACTAAAGGAGTATTATTGTTCCATTCAAAAACTTTAGTAGCTCTATAAAGTTGTCCTCCTTTTATTTCTTGATCAACAATAAGTTTTTCATCATTTAATTTAAAATGAAATTTTTCACAACCTATTCCAAACTTATCATTAAAAGAATTTAAATCATTTTCAGGTACATCACCTACGTCTAATGTAAAATTTATTTTCCATTTTCCATTAGATGATTGTAATTGCATTAAGTAAGAAAGTTCTATTTGTTCTTCGTCTTGTACCCAACGTTGTGTGTTTATTAAATTTAATATATTATTTTCTTTTATTTCTATATCTGCTGTTCTTTGTACTGACCCTTTATCCATTTGTTCTTTAGATAATTCTATAGTAGGCCAACACTCTACATCATTCCAATATGTAGATAATAAATCTTGTAAGGATCCTTCCTCTATTAAAGGATTTTTAATATCATCCGATCTATGTATAGGCCAATAATCAAATTGTAATTGCTTTATCATATTTTAATAAAAATGATGATATTTAATTCTTTCATCATCTGTTTTTTTCTCCTATAAAATGATATATGTATTTGATTTGTTTTCCAATATTAAATCCACAATGTTCTGCATCTATTTTATTCCATTGATATACAGCACCTTGTTCTTCCATATGATAACAATCTTTTTCAACAATTAATGTACTACCCATACAAGGATTTGATATATGACAATGATATCTAACAAAACCATCTTTTGGTTGATCGCCTAACACTTCATTTATTTCTTGATCATCAATATGAGGTGGAACACAACATCCTGTTTTCATTTCGCTAATCCAACACATAACAGGTTTGGCATTTAACCAATTGCCAAAATCTTTATTAACATTGCCAAAACCATCATGAAAGGTTTCAAAATCTATTATATTGGCAACATTCTTAAATGCTGTTTCAATTTGCATTTTGTCTTTATAATCTGAAGGAGTTGACTCGTATTGACGTTTTACACCGTCAAGGTTTTTGATTATCTGATTCCAATCGGCTTGGAAAAATTTTCCAATATATTTCTTCATAGGGGTAAAAATATTTATGAAATGGTGTTTTTGAAATTGCAAGAACAGGCTGTATTTTGGTGGTGGTAGGCACGTATATTAATTTACAAGCAAGACCCTTGTATCGACGTCTATGAGCTTATAAAGTGCTAATATAATGGGCTTTAGAGTTTAATCTAATTACCCATTATAAAAGTTCTGTCTGTTGTGGGATTTTGGTTTTGGAATATTTTGGCTTAGAATATAGCCCACAGTATAATAACTGCAACAACGACAATTCCTATCTTCTGTACGTTACTTCCTTTAGTCCAAAGTCCTGTAACTTTACTAATCATATCATTCATAATTGTCTCCTTGTCTTAATTAAACAATATTTATCTAATTTTAGCAGTATACATTAGGAGCCGACAGATTGCCAAGGTAAAGGTTTACCATTTTCATCGCATACCATTTCGCCCGTAGCCTCTATTACGGCACACATTCGCTTCTTTCCGCCAAAATTTACGAAGAGGCAGGGCTTAACTTTTTGTCCTTGATGCGTCTTAGGTAAGTGTTCCTGTTTTTCTGGTCCATACCGAGTGTGTACTTTAGGACGACCCATGGGACGCTAATCTCTTTTTCCCATTGGAAGTGTTTGGGTTTTAGAAGATTCTGTTCCTTTTTTACTTGTCCAGTATACATTAACTTCTGGCGCTTTGGAATGCATTTGATAAGACTTCACAGCTCTTTTATAGCCTAAAGATTCTATTACTTTTGTATCTTCACCTTCTGGTAGGATTGGATCTACAAAAGTATATTTTCTCATTTTTTTCATTTTTATTCCTTATTATATTGTGGTCACTAGGGTATTTATATTTTGGTACTATAAATAGACTATATGGAAGTCTTATTTTTTACTGGAACACTCATAGCAACATCAATAAATCATATTTTATGGAACACACTTCCATCTGCTGAACAGTTAGAACGAGAAGCCTACTGGGCTAAACAAATAAGACTTTGGAAAATACAAAGAGACCGAGACCAAAAATACCTTTAATTCTATCTCCCAACATTTAGGTTAAATACATTTATAATGAGTGTATTAGCAATATTTTTCACGCTAGTAGGACTAGCAGTAGTTGGCGCACTTATTATTGTGGCAATGGGGAAATAATGTTAGCAAGACTAGTATTCATAATCAGTTTTATATTTGTAACTACTGCAACTGCAGGTACGTTTGATTATAAAAAACAAGACTGGACATGGGAATCTACTTTTGATAGCATAGTAGTTGTTACTGGTCATTCAGCAGGCGAATCTAAAAAATTTATAATGCCGAATAATAAAAAAGGAGTCCCAAATCCCAACGGCGAAGATCCTTATAAAGATTTCTTTCAAGAACGTGGAGAACAACCAGAAGTAATTGTTCCACCTAAAAGTTCACTAGGAACAGGTTTCTTTATTAACGATATCCATATAGTAACAAACTATCACGTTGTTAAAGGTATGGACACTTTTACAATATACACATGGAGTTTTCCATTTGCAGTAAAAGAAGTTGTGCTTATAGGATATGACGAAACAGTTGATATTGCTGTATTAGAAGTTAAAGAACACGTACAACATAGTAAATTAGATTGGGCAACAGAAAATCCACTCATGGGTGATGATGTTTATGTATTAGGTCACGGTTTAAATTTAATTTGGTCATTTACAAAAGGCATATTAAGTTATGACTATAGACCAAATCCATTAGACAGTTTTGTTCATTATTATCAAACTGATGCTGTAATAAATCCAGGAAACTCTGGAGGAGTATTACTTAATGAACAAGGTGAAATTATAGGTGTTAATACTCTTTTAATTTCTCCAACAAAATTTTATGTAGGCTATGGTTATTCTATTCCTTGGAAATTAGCAAAAAGAGTTGTAGAACAAATTATTCAAGTTGGTCATCATACTAAACCTAGTATAGGAATACAAATGGGAATAATAGATGACCGAGAATTATATGAAAAATTAAACCTTAGAGGCATAGAAAGTTATTTAGAAATTAAAGAAGTTGTACATGAATCGGCGGCATTTCATTTTGGATTACAAGCAGGCGATATAATAATATCAATGGATAATACTACAATTAAAGTAGTACCCGATGTAATAGAAATATTATGGTTAAAAATGCCTGGAGATTCTGTAGACTTTTTAGTATTAAGAGATATGGAATACGTAAGTCTTTCTGTAATATTAGGAAGAGTAGAAGAAGTTGTAGAAGAAGAAATAATATTAGAAGAACTAACTGAGGAAGAAATGTATGATGAAGAGCCTCTGTTAGAACCAATAGAGGAAGAAACAAGTAAAAAATGGTAACAGCATTTAAAGTTATATTTGGATTTTTGGTATTTTGTTTAGCAGGAGGAACTTTCTAATGAATCTTTGGAAGAAAATTAAATGGTTTTTGATTTCAGGAGCACCAGGCATTGAAAAACCAAAGACTACTACTATTACAATTAAAGATTTAAAGAACAAAACAAAAAAAGAATTAGAGAGAATTGGTAGAAAATTAGGAATTGAATTAGATAGAAGATTATCTAAATCAAAATTAATAAACAGAATTAAATTTAGAGCGAAATTAAAAAGGAAGAAATAAATGGAATGGCTATTTGTAATCTATTATGTTATTGCAATAGAGACCAGTACCCTTATTAAACAAAATAAAATTACGAGGTGAATTATGAATTTTAAAAAATACTTTTATATGACAATAGGATTTATTTGTCTAGGACTTGCTTACATTGGTGTAATCACTCCTGGCATTCCTTTTAGTATATTTTTAGTAATTGCCGCTTGGGCATTTGCTAAATCATCAAAAAAATGGCACGATTGGTTATATAATCACAAATACTTTGGACCTTTCTTAACAGGTTGGGTTAAGTATAAAGTCTTTCCTCAATACGCAAAATATTCAATGGTACTTGTTATGGCAAGTTCATTAGCAATACTTTGGCATAGTACACATAATTTTAACGCATTGTTATGGTCAGGTGGATTTATGGCACTAGTTGCTATATGGGCGTGGAGATATCCTGCAACAAAAGAAATTGCAGATGATAGAATTAAAAGAGGAAAAAAAGTTGCTTGGTTAAGATGAGCTTTCTTAATATGGATGACGTGGTTAAGAAAAGACTAATGGATATGTTGTTTGGCATTTTAATATCGATTTATTGTGGTTGGATCCTAGCACAAATTATTATAGGATATTTAGAAGAGGATATGAAATAATGTGGAAAAAACTTTGGGATTGGAAAATAAAACTAATTCGTAAGTACCCAGTTTGGTGTGCCTATGCGGCTTGGCTAGAAGGAATAATTATTGGTTTATTAATCTATCATTATTTCTTAATGGAAAAGTTAAGTTGCTGTGGAGTATATGGGTAAACAATTAACATTGTTATTAACATTAATATCTTTAACTTCATGCTCTGGATACAAATTCAATTTTACCTGCAATGATTTTTCTAGTGATTTAAGTCTCAAAGAAAATCATAAAAAATTAAAAGAATGTGAAAAGAATCAATTTAAATGGTCAAAGAAATTTTAATGATTAAAGAAGGTATAACTGAAGAAAATTTTAGTATTAGTAGCCACGAAATTTATAGATTTCCTTGCATAGGAGTTTGTAGTATAGATCTCGATAGTGGATATTGTTTAGGTTGTAGTCGTACTTTAAAAGAAATATTTAAATGGGAAGACCCAAATACTTCTATGGAATGGAAATCATTAAATGAAAAAGAATTAAAAACTAGATGATTGATCCAAAAATTCAAAAAGAAATCAACAGACAAAAATATTTTACTTTTGGAGCGTTAATAATTATGGTAATAGTAATTGGTATTACGCTTTACATAGTCGGTTGACTTTACACTAAAAATATAATACAATTCAATTATGGTACTAAAAGTTCTTACTAAAAATATTCAAAGAGTAGGACGCCAAACAAGAGAGCAGAAAGAGATAGAAGAATTCGCGGCAAAAATAGCACAACAACAAGACACAGGAGTAATAAATTATGGCAAAGAAAAAAGTAAAAGAACATTACGTAAAGAAACTTTTAAAAACATTAAGTCTTAAAGGTAATAAAAAAGCAAAACATAAAGTTATTAATATTAATAACTACGAAAGATTTTGGGGAGATTCAACTCCTACAGGTCATCAAATTAGAATTGTATGCCAAGATGATTCAACATTACATATAAATTTAAATTGGCCTAAAGGTTATAATCCTAGACTACACAAAGTAGATCCAAAAAGATGGTCAATAGGCAGTCAGTAGCACGTTGAGTGCTTTAGAAGGATCAACTGAAGAAGAACAATTTTAAAGTTTATGAGCAAAGAACAATTAAAAAGAATTGACGAAATAGAAGAACAAATTGAAACTTTAGAAGACAGTTTAAGAACTGTTAAAAAAGTTACACCGTTGCACGACCGTACTTGGTTTGTAAAATGGATTTCAGTAGGATTCATTTGTGCCGCGGTACTATGTAGATCTGTAGAAGAAGTACCAAAGATGTATGATGTAATATTTTCTGCATCAGGTACTGCAGGTTGGTTGTACGTTGGGTTTTCTTGGCACGACAGAGCATTAATAGTTTTAAACACAATACTATTATCAATGTTAGCAACAGGATTATTTAGGTATATTATACAATGGACAATGTAA